CTCTTGATCCCCTGAGTTAGAAAGCTCCACATCCCTGTACATTCCCATGACTTGCTGCTTACGCAAATCGTTATCTGACATCTTCAGAACATGCGTGATCCGTGGTGCAGTGGCTAAATCACTAGCAGAATACGGCACAACTACGTCTTGCGCCGGAACAAACTTAGCAACAGGGCGGTTACGAACCGTGTCATAATACACTTTCTTAAACGTAGAACCAGACAACGGTAGATAGAATAGCAACTGATCCATGTCTGGATCGAACTCTTCCATCTCCTCCATGATCAAATAGTTCATATAATCTTTGACACGTTTGGCTTGCGCCTCCGTCTCTTGGTTCTGTAAACCAGCAATCCTTGTTTTTACAGGACCGCCAGAAGGAAGCAGCTCCTTGTAAGCCTGCGCTTGGAACTGTGTGACACTCTCCGAAATCAACGGATGCGTTACGCCACTGGCACCCTGAAAAGGTTCGGAACGCTCAATCGTCTTGACGCCCAATAGATCAAGACCCTTGGTGTAAGTTTCTTCCCACTCGTCCCTTGATTCATTGTCATCCTCAAACGAAGCTAACAAATCACTGGCAATCTCACCCATGTCGCTTTCGTTGAGAAACTCAGCGAGGTTGGCATCAAACGGAATCAACTCCTCTGTCACCTCACCAATCAAAGCTTCCGCCAGAGCTTGCACGATTGCCCCGCCCTCACCGTCTGGTATGACTTCCGCTCCGTTCTCAAACATCTCTACTTGTGCCACAGGTACTTCAACCGACACTTCATCAGCTACCATGTCCTCGGCTCTGATTCCTGAATCTACTAGAGGTGGGATTGCCATCAGTAATACTCCTTAATACGAGGAATCTCCATCTGTTCCTCGCGTTCATTTTGCAGAGATATAAAACCACCCTGCCTAAATCGCATCAACGCTAATGTCATACTATCACAAAAGTCATCGTGATCGCCATTAGGAAATGAAACAACTTCTTCAATAACTTCATCCGCAAACTTTTTGTCTGTTGGTGCCCATACTACACCAGCTTCGAACAATGGCGCAACCATGTGCATACGAGTAATTTTATCTTTACCTTTGCCTGGTGAAAACCCTAACGCCGGAATCCCACGTAACCGCAGCTCGTCAATCAGTGGCATACCCGTCGCTTTTGCCTCCACAAGCACCATGTCTGGCTCCCAATACTCGTGTTCCTCATAGGCAACCTCTTTAAGTTCAGGGAAGTTCCACCTTCCTCGCCGTGCATCCATCAATATAATCTGTTCAGGGCCACCTTCCTCTGGATAGAAGATCCCCCACGTTGTAATCGCACTGTAATCGGCCGTTTCTTTCTTGGAAAACGCCGTATCATACGCCTGAATGATGTAATTTACAGGCGGAATCTTTTCTTTTTCCCATGGTTGCCACCATTCCCGTTTAACTATAGCCGATTCGGACGTAGTCGGCGTTTGTTGCCACTGTGCGTTCCATTTTCCTACAGGCAACGACGCTTTGATGGACAACAATGCGTCTTTTTCCCAAAATTCAGGCCACAATGGCTTGTCTGACGGTAGAATCGCAGGAAATTCTACCACTTCCCACTGATCTGCCATGACATCGCTGCCCTGATTGTTGATCAAACGCCCTGTCAAGTCTTTTTTACCCCATCGAGTCATAACAATTATGATCGCACCACCCGGTTGAAGCCTCTGACGAGGTCCAGAAGTGTACCATTCGTATGCATGATCGAATGCAGTCTCGCTTAACGCATCTTGTTCCGAATGAGGGTCGTCAATGACAAACAAGTCCGCACCACGGCCCGTAACGGCTGCGCCCACACCCGCCGCGAAGTACTCTCCGCCTTTGTTTGTACCCCACTTACCTGCACCTTTGTTGTCTTCCTTGAGAACCGTGTCTGGAAATATCTCTTTATACGCTGGATCATCGATCAAATCCCTCACTTTCCTACCAAAACGCACCGCAAGTTCCGTGTTGTGCGTTGCTTGAATGATTTTTAACTTCGGATTGCGTCCCAAAAACCACGCAGGCATCAAGTAACTCGCAAATTCTGACTTAGAATGACGCGGTGGCATATTAATTATAAGCCTCTTGAGTGTACCTTGTGCAACTCTTTCAAGTTTTTCCGCTATGATCCTATGATGATGCCCTTCAATAAAGTTTTCGTACACATGATGCGCGAACGGCATGAAATGTTCCTGCGCTTCCTCGCGCAGCTCAAGCTTTTTCTTGGCCTCCGTTAGTGCCAAGATTTCTTTTAACGCTTCCTCTGGTAGTGCTTGTAGATTCATATGTCTTTCCGATAAAATCCACCCTGATACTCAAAGTCCATCCGCTCCATAAGCTTGCCAACCCTGTCAGATTTATAATTAGAACCCAACGTCGTGAACACAATGCTCCCACCGTGCATCTTGACCCATGTCTCAAACTGTTTCAAGAGCCGAGGCCCAACCATCGTATTCCGGCAACTAGGGTCTACATACCAAACACAATCGTATCCCGCAACTTCCTCCGTAAAAAACGGTTGCTCCAGATACCCAAACAATATCCCAACAACCTTGCCGTCCTTCAACGCTATGTTCGCAAAGTAATTCGAATTTAACATGCATCGCATCGTCTCCGATGCCGTCCGCTCTACGCTAAACGGGATGTTCGCAAACCCCGTCTCACCATGCATCTTCTCCCCAAGCTCCACTATTCCCTTCAGATCTCGGGGCGCGGCCCTGCGATACTCGGTCTTAGACAAGAGGATATAACTGTCCCTGACCGCCCGTCTGCATCATCATGTTCTGTCGTTGAATGTTCAACAATTGATCCTGCGCTGTCGGTAAAGACATAATCCCTTGAGGAGGTCTAAGCGGTGGTCGAACGTTTCCACCCGGAGGTGGAGGCATCCCCATCACAGCACCCGTCGCCATGTTGTAATTGCTCAATGCACCAGGAACAGACAACACACCCTGATTGTTAATACGATCTCGATACTGCTGCGCAGCCTGCTGTCCCCGAGTCCTACGAATAGAATCCATCGTCGCACGATAATAATCATCCGTCCGATCCCGTAAACCCAAGCCCATCATCAAACTGTTCACAAAACCTACGTCAGCATCACCGTCGTTAGCCTCGTTGGTGCCAGAATTATTAACGTTGGAGGCTGAACCTTGACCCCCGGACCCTGAAAACAAATTCGAAAAGAATGTTGCTATCGGGTTGGATTGTTGCTCTTCTTCGTTCTCCATGTGACACCTCTTCTGTCCTCTTGGGGGTACAATACAATAAACTCAAATGAAAATACAGGGGCAATTTTTTTGGGGGTCTAGGGAACCTACTTGTGTTCTACTTACAAGTGCAATGGAATTACCCCCGAATGAATTTATCAAACCTTGTATATATGTCGTATATAACAGTATTGCCCCCCGAAAAGGGGGGATGGGGGCGCGGATCTCGGCAAAAAACCAAAAACGATTTGTTAAAGTTACCCCGATTGATAAATAAAAAAGTTCAGTTGATAGGTAAAAAAGTTTAAATTAATTGTAATTAATTGCATTTTTTATCTTTACATTTATGAAAAAATGGTTCACGGTTATTTTATCGGATCAATACTGATTCGTTTTAATTAGAGAAAGAGAGAAAGATAATGAGTATGATGAAACTACTTGATGAGATAGTCGAAGACTTTGAACAAAGCTTAGACGATTGTAATATCAAAGTTGATAAAGGTTTCAATCTTCGTGAAGAGGTCGAAGGTCTTGAAAGAGAGATTGAAGTAATCAGAGGCCAGATAGAAGATAAAAAGAAAGAGGCTCTTGATCTAGGTTATGCCGAGATAGTAATTGGCACTCCCTCACAATTAGCGCCTACTTCCAAAATGTACATTGAGTTGCACGGGCAGGAAGCATTCGACGCGGTAAAGCGCATCGGTAAAGCGCCAGAAAAGTTTACTTGGATAGACTAATCAATCGGGAGGCTTCGGCCTCCCTTCAACAAAAGAAAGAGAGAAAGATAATGAATAGATCAATATCAACAATAGCAAAAGAAATAAGCGCAACATGGCCTAAAGTAAATTACGCAGCTAAGCCATATCTCGAAGCAATGTATTCCCTCGATAAGATTAGTGATGATTATTACTATGATACTGGCAAAGAGATTGTATTACGTTTTTTATCCAATGCGGGAGGGTGGCGCGGAGATGATGCCAAGCGCATCAAAGCTGAACTAAAGTCCATGATCTAAGCATATCAGAGATGAGCCACGCAGCTGGCTCATCCGTGATGCGCTTGGCATCGGTTAACGAGAGAGGAAGTAAAATGGATAATATGAAAGCAATTGATATAGTTGAAGGCGTTTATGATGACGCCGAAGATCACGAAGTAATTGCCGCATGGCAACATTTAATTGACACTGGTTTAGTGTGGCAGCTGCAAGGCTTCTTTGGTCGCCAAGCTGCAAGGCTAATAGAAGACGGAGTATGCACACCATGATAAGAGAACTAATGAAAGGGATTCTAATATTCCTAATACTATTCGCCGGAATCATTTTACTATACGGAGCTGCGGTACTATGAGATACGAAGAATTTATTAAAAGGCTAACCAAGTTAATGGACAATTATGATAATGATCCTTGGGCAAAAGCTGAGATTAACGGAGTATGTAATTTAATATATGACATTAGAAATATGCTAGAGGAATACAAAATAAAATAACCAATCCCTTGCCCAGGGTTACAGGGCTTTCTTTCTCTTTACACCAGGGACTTGTTCCCTGGTGTTTTGTTTTAAGGGGCGCAGGAAAGGCGCAAGGCGCAGGAAAGA